ATTAGGTTATAAGGTGGGTAGTTAGTCTGGGTTGTGTTCCAGAATGAATCGAAATAACTATCCATTCCTATGCTGTTCTTTGTGATCTTATCAAACAGTGTTGGTAAGTCTGCAGCAGTATACCTTTGAATTTCCATAGTGGTTCTCCTATTATAGCGAGTGTTAATTTTGTCCCCGAAGGCGACACTACTAATTATAACACCACACTACCCAATGAAGGATAGGGTTTTCCGCATATAGTTACGGTATCCACCCTTTTTATAGTATACACTATGGAATAGATTACCCTCATATATGTAAAGACGATTAAATTTTGCTTCAGCAAAATGGTATCTGTAATACTTATCATCATCTATCCATATAGGATTGTATTCCTTTAAGGACAGGTCTGGACGATTGAACCCATAACGTTCTTTCCTGTAACTACATGAGTTTGGGAATAGACATTCTTCACCAGTCTCTTTGAGTCTATAGAATGTAGTTCCTGTGTTTGGGTTCTCCTCTAGTTCTTTGTTACTGTTGAGAAATATGTTCCCTGCTATACTTCTGTCGTCACAATGTGGATGTGATGACTGACCATATACTTTTTTGTTACCATCTACACATTGATAAGAGATGTTAAAGTATGGTGCTGAGTATCCAAAATTCTGCTGCACAAGGTAGTTTGCACATGATTGTATATGCCTAAAGTCATATGTCATATACGCTTGATAGCCAGGATAAAATCCTTTGGGACGTTGGGACTCATGAATTGTCTCTTGAAGAGGTATAGTTTCTAGAAACTCTAGCAACCTCTCTGGGTTCGCTAAAAAGTTATCGACCCTTACGATCTTACTTTTTAGTTTACCGATGAATTCTATTGATAGTTCATAATGTGGATTGATGTCAAAGATACTATCGTCTATCATTCTTCCTTTTTCTTACCAATATTATATTTACTTTCTAGAGTCCAGTCTCCCTTTTCCCTGTAAGCAAGAACTTTGATCTGACTTAGTGGTGCTACGTCAGCAATACTTTCTTTGCTATTGATTGATACCAAACCCCAGTCACCTAGTAACTGCACTATACGATTCCTACGTTGCACATCATTGATACTTAGGTTTGCTTTCTTTCCGTCCAAAGCAAACAACTCTTTGAAGTGTACGATATAGTACTTACCCTGCTTATGCAGTATATGACACGATTGATATAATTTCTTTTCCTTTCTGGATGCTACTCCAATTCTCGTCAGTGTTTCGCGAACTTTTAGAAAATCATCTGGTTCTCTAAGAGAAACCTCTACCATACTTTCAGTAGTCCACTGAACTTCGTCAGTGATCGCAGTCATTACATTCCTCCCTGTTCATGTTTGTTACGAATATATTCAAGTTGGGTGTTGGTTAGAAGACTTACTGCGATCCTCGCTTTCTCATCGCTATATCCATAGTGCTTTTTAACTAGATCCAAGTCATCGACTTGTTCCTTCTTCAACCAAGGGGAAAACCTTTTCTTTTTCCTCAAAGTATATAGGTAGAAGTGATACTGCATGTCTTTATCTAACAAAGGAAACTTATTCATCTCATTAGAAAACAATACTGAGTCACGATGAGCAGACATACATCTATTCATAATGTATGGAAGATACTTACTGATCCTATCTGGATCATCTTCTAGCAAATTATTTTTCTTGTGGTTAACAGAATCTAACCATTGACCAAGTTCGTTTTTAGTTCTTTTCCCCATTAGAATGTTCTGATAGGACCTACGACACCTGTTCTACCGTTGTTGACACGATAGATTTGTGTTCTACCATCTTTAGTTTGCACATGGACTTCTTCACCCATGATGATTGCTGATTGTGAGTTGGGAGCAAATGTAGATAGTCCTCCTCTACGTGTATTGTAGAGTTGACAGTATCCACTAGGCAACACTCTGACTCCGATACTTTCCATAATTAAGACAAATTAGTTCACGACGTTTTGTTTGGTCTGACATGTATGTTCCTGTAGACCTCATTGTATAAGTATGAGCAAAGTCATACTGATGCCACTCTAGAAATCTTTGAACGATATCTGGGTGGTTATTATATGATACCATGACATTACCCATTGTGTCATCCATAATGTCAGCGAATCTTGCATGATCAAAACCACTGTGCATCTTACCCTTATTACCATATAGGTTGTCTTTGATATTGTATGGTGGATCAACATAGATGAATGTGTTGTCATCACATTCTATTTCACCATGACCTAGACAATCATCTACCAGAACAGCATAGTCCTCATTGGTAATCTTCCAGTTCTTTATCAACTTAGAATATTCTTTAAGATTGTTGATACCTTTGATGGAGAAGTTGGAATCACTTGCTTGTGGAGAGAAGGACGAACTCTCAGTGAGACCAGAGAAACTACACTTATTAATAATATAAAAAGCAACTGCTCTGTCCTTATACGAAAGATCCTCTTGATTAACTTTCTCCTTTGCATCTAAAAATAATTGTCTAGCAGAACCTTGATCTGGATGTCTCTGTTTTAATTGTATAAGTTGATCGTAAAGATAGTCACCATCGTCTCTTAATGCTAACCAAAAAAGATATAATGGTTTGTATAGATCATTGACCCAGATAGGTATATCAGGATAACGTTTTGTCATCTCGATTGCCATACTACCACCACCTAAGAATGGTTCACGATACTCTGTGATATTCACAGGCAACCATTGACATAACTTAGGAACTGCTCTTGACTTACCGCCAGGATATCGTAGTGGTGTTTTCATTCTTCTACTGACTCTAGTTCTTCTATTGAATCTACTGGCACTTCATTGCCATCTATACTATACCAATGTTGTGGTATACCTACACTGTCTTTTCTTATACCTAGGTATTTTAGAGTATCACCATTAAAGGTATGCTCACGTAACATTGCCTGTAAACGATAATGTATTAATTCAGATTTTTTCATTGCACTATTGTCATCCCATAATCTTCTGGAGATGGGACAGGAAGATACCAACCATCTGCAGGAGAAGGTCCTGATCTTCTTTTATGTGGCATTTGTATAAGATCAATAGTTTCTTCAAACCACCTGTTCATAGATCTTGCCATAGCACGATAAGAGGTTCCAACATAAAGTTGTCCACTTACAACAGCAACGGTTGCTGCACCCCAGAACATATAATAAAATCTAGATTTCATTTGTGCTCTAATTTTTTCACGTTTGTTAGTCATTTGAATTTACACTCCACCATGAGTTCGGTTAATGCTGCCAAGAGATTTATTTCCTGATCAGCAACAAACGCTGATTGATATTGATACTTGGCAATAATCAATACCGCTTGAGGTATGCTTGCAGAAGCAAGTGAACCATACAAACTATCATAAACAGTTCTTAAGATAGTATTAGGATCGTTATCTAGATTAGCAACAATCCATTTGCGTGTCGCACCAAAGTCTTTATTCTTCAATGCACCTACAAGTTTACCAATTCTGACTTCACTTATCTGTGCAAGAATACCAGTGTCAATAACTCCTGATGCTGCATATCTTTGCAGTTCGTTTAGAGTTCTTCTAAAGTCTGGAAAGAATTGATGAACAACTTGTGCAATAACAGGATTAGTAAACTCAATCTTTTCCTTAGTAAGAATGTCACGACATCTTTCAAAAAACATTGCTGCAATTTTATCTTTGTGCTGTCTAGGATTACAATCAATAACTGTTGTCCTAGAGTGCAACGGTTGTATAATTTTGTTCTTGAAGTTACATGTAAATACAAATCTACAATGATTCTGGAACTCTTCTATACATGCACGAAGTAACAACTGCACATCATGTGTGGTGTTGTCTGCTTCATCAATAATAATGACTTTGTGTTTTGCAGTTTTTGTAAGAGAAACAGTAGATGCAAATTGTTTTGCTTGGTTTCTTATTGAGTCTAAGAATCTACCTTCATCAGATCCATTGATCACAAGATAGTCTGTATCCATCTCTTCACATAATGCTTTTGCAACTGTGGTCTTACCAACTCCTGCAGTTCCACACAATAGAAGATTAGGAATCTCTTCTTGATCAACAAAGGATTGAAATGTTTCTTTTAATTCATCTGGTAAAATACATTCACTAATTGTCTTAGGGCGATACTTTTCTACCCAAAGAAATTCATTCATAATTTAAGATAACCAATGTGGTTTGCGTGATGGGTCGCGTAGATAATTATCTGCTGCCCATGGTTTACTAGCAATATAATACTTGTATGCAGTAAAAATGTCAATAGTTGTATCGTATTTGAACTGGTCAGGACCTGCAAATACAAAAGGTGTATGCTTGGTATAGTCTGCTGATGGCAATAGATGTGTTGCTTCTAGTAATGGTCGATGGCAAGAATGTGTTTTGCCATAGCGATGTGTATATTCTAGAGACAAT